CCGTTGATGTATCCCCGAAAGGGCAAAAGGGCATTGAGGGGGGTGGATCTGGGCGGGCCGCGGCTGATTTGGTTGGGCCGTCGCTGATCCCGCCGAGGCTGGTGTCGGTACCTAAGGGTTCAGGCTCTTATGGTGCCGAGGTGGCGGCCTTGGCTAAGGATGTGTTGGGCATTGAGCTGATGCCTTGGCAGATCACGGCGCTGACCGGGCAGTTGGCGCACGATGACGGCGGCGGCCTTGTCTACAAACGCAGTTTGATCTCCGTGGCCCGGCAGAACGGGAAAACCGTTGCCCTTAAAGCGTTGGCGTTGTGGGTTTTGACTAAGGAACCGTTGCGGCGCGGCGAGCCCGTGCTCCTGATCTCCACGGCCCACAATCTCGATTTGGCTGTGGAACTGTTTGAGTCTCTGGCCCCTGTGCTGGAAACCAAATTTGGGGCCAAGTTGTATTGGTCTTACGGCCGTAACGAAGCCGTAATGCCGGATGGCTCCCGCTGGCTTGTCCAGGCCGCCACGCCGAGAGCGTTTCACGGGTTCAGCCCTGATTTCATTATTGCCGACGAGCTGTGGAACATTTCGGCAGACGTCATTTTTAACGGCGCTATCCCATCCCAGCGCGCTCGCCGCCAATCCCTGTTGTCCTGTTGGTCGACAGCAGGCACCGAGGACTCCCACGCCATGTTGAAACTCCGAGAGGAAGGCCTCCGAGCTATCGACACCAAGACCGACAGCAAACTCTTTTTCGCAGAATGGTCAATACCTTCCGGGGTTGATACCACGGACGAGGTGTATTGGCCTATGGCCAACCCAGCCATCGGCCACCTGCTTGACCTAGAAACTTTGCGGGACGAATCCGAGATGGCAGACAAAGCCGCGTTCCACCGGGCGTCGCTCAACCTGTGGATCTCGTCAGCCCAGTCGTGGTTGGCCCCTGGCGTATTCGACAAGCTGATCGTGCAAGACATCCCCGAAGGCGGCCTTATCGCCGTGGACTCCAGCATTGACGATTCCACCTATGCGGGGATCCGCGCCGTGCCGATGCCTGACGGCCGGATCGGCGTGACCGTGGCGTTTATCGCCGACACCCTGCCGGGCGTGTGGGCTGAAATCGACAAGCTGGCCGCCACCGTGACGGGCATCGCTCTCACCCCGAGCCTTGCCTCAATCGCGCCGCCACAATTTGAACGCAAAAAAATCGTCGTCGGATACAACGAGCTGCTTACCCATACCGGGATGGTGCGGCAACTGATCCTGGAGGGACGCCTCGTTCACTCGGGCGAACAGATGCTTTCCGAGCACGTAAACCGCGCGGTCGGGGTACGCACCGCCGCAGGCTTCGTTTTGTCTAGCCAGAAATCGCCCGGCCTAATCACGTTGGCGCGGTGCATGGTGTGGGCCGCCGCCCTGGTGTCGCGGCCTCAACAAAAAACGCGGGCCGCTGTCGCTTTCAGCCGCTAGGGGTATCGGTTTCTATCTTTCTTTGAAACCCTTGCAACGTGTCACAGCTTTGACGCACAATCGCAACGTGGGATTGTTCCGCAAAAAGATTGAAGCCCCAGCTATTGCCACCGCTCCCCTCGGTGCAGCTGCGGGAGCTTCGCAGATAGGGCAGTTTTACAGTTACAGCGTTGGGGCTTCTGAGGAAGCTGCCCTATCTGTCCCCACCATTTCCCGCGCCGTCTCCCTGCTCACGACCGTTGTCGGCACCCTTGACCTCAAGTCGTATGTGCTCCAATGGGGCGGCGAAGAGTACGAAAAAATTTGGGTGCAGGGCGAAACGTGGATGTCGCGTCCCGATCCAAAAGTGCCCCGCCAATTCATCATGGGCAAAACCGCCCGAGATCTCATCATGTACGGCCGCGCTCATTGGGCCGTGACGTCGCGCTACTCCACCGGGTTCCCTGCCACGTTTGAATGGCTCCCGGCAAACATGGTCTATTCGACCAAGATGCCCGCGTCGCCCGAGTGGTTCGGTATGCCGGACGATCTGGAATTTAACGGCCTGCCGCTCGATACCACCAACGTCATAACGTTTCTTTCCCCCAACCAGGGCGTCATTTACGCGGGCCGCCGCGCCGTCCAAGTCGCGTTGCGTCTTGACCAGGCCGCCGAACGGTTCTCCGCAACCGAAATCGCCGCAGGTTACCTACAGCAAACGGCAAACTCGGAACCAATGTCATCCGAAGAGCTCGGCGAACTTGCCGGAGCATGGGCAAACGCCCGCCGCGTGTCAGCCATCGGCGCACTCAACTCAGCGGTCGAATGGCGCGAATTTGAAAGCGACCCCAGCAAGCTGCAGCTTGTAGAATCCCGCAAATACCAGGCGCTAGAAATGGCCCGGCTGCTGGACATCCCCGGCTATCTCCTCGGCATTGACCAATCGGGCATGACCTACCAGAACGCCCAACAATCCCGTCAAGATCTCATTCTCTTCGGAGCTCGGCCTATTTTGCACGCCATCCAAGAGCGCCTAAGCATGAATGACGTTTTGCCAAACGGCCGCCACGTTCAATTCGACGTTGACGAATACCTAGAAGAATTCATGGTCGAATCACCAGAGATCCAGCGCGAACAGCCAGCGCCCGACCTTCCAGAAGATGAAATGGAGCTTGAATGATCCGCTTCAACGCCGCCGTCGAAATCGTCGCGGCAAAAGACAACGAAGAATACGCCCCGCGCATCGCAGGCGTAGCCGTCCCCTGGAACGTGACCGCCACCGTGTCGGGCGGCCAGAAAGTCAAGTTTCTTCGCGGCGCTTTCGACGTCAACCAGAAAGCCGCCAAGCTTGTTGAAAACCACGATCTCACGCAACTTCGCGGTGTCGTCAACCGCTTGACTGACACCGAAGCCGGGCTTGAGTTTGAAGCAACTCTCGCCGACACGCGGGCGAGTCGCGATGCTGTCGCGCTCCTCAAGTCCGGCGCATACGACTCCGTGTCGGTCGGCGCAAACCCCACGAAATTTAAATTCGACAAGACCGGGACGATGATCGTTAGCGCTGCTGACCTGATCGAGCTCTCGCTAGTCGCCGTGCCCGCATTTTCCGATGCGGTAATCACAGACATCGCCGCCTCGGCCGACCCAGAGGACGACGAAACCAACCCACAAGACACCCCCGAGGAGGATCAAGTGTCAGAAGCAATCCAGGCCGAGGCCCCAGAGGCTCCGGCAACCCACCCCGTTAGCCCGATCGTGTACGCGACTGCCCGCAAGGAAGTGCCGCTGCCGACCGCAGTTGAGTACCTTTCGGCGGCCATTGCAGGCGGCTCGGCGTGGCACCAAATGTCCGAAGCGCTCCGCGCCGCGGCACCCGACGTCATCACTACCGACACCCCCGGTATCCTGCCGACGCCAATCCTTGGCCCGGTCTACAACAACTTCGTGGGCCGTCGCCCCGTCGTTGACGCAATCGGTGTCAAGGCAATGCCTGGTGGCGGCAAGGTCTTCATCCGTCCTGAAGTCACCACGCACACTTCGATGGCTGTCCAGTCCGCTGAGAACGCGGCACTTCAGTCCGGCACCTACGTCGTGTTCAACAACCAGGTGACGAAGCAGGCCTACGGCGGCTACGTCACGATCTCCGAGCAGGATCTTGACTGGACCGACCCGAACGTGCTGTCGCTAATCCTTGACGACATGGGCCGCATCTACGCCAACACGACCGACAACGTCGCAGCCGACAACCTCGCCTCTGGCGCATCTACCACCCAGAACTTCGTCGCCGCCAACGTCGACGACGCTTCGTACTGGGCCGAATGGGTCGCCACCGCCGCCGAAACCATCCTTTCGGCATCAAATGGCAACCTGCCGACGCACATTTTCATGAACCCGTCGATGTGGGCAGAACTGCTCAAGCTGTCGGACTCGTCGAAGCGCCCGTTGTTCCCGCAGGTCGGCCCGATGAACGCGTTTGGCAACCTCCAGCCCGGTCAGCCCAACGGCAACGCTTTCGGCCTCACGGTCGTCGTTGACCGCAACTTCAACGCGGCGACCACAATCATCGGCGACGCCTCCGGCTTCGAGATCTTCGAGCAGCAGAAGGGCGCAATCTCGATCGACAACCCGTCGACGATCTCGCGCACGATCGCATGGCGCGGCTACTTCGCCACGCTGATGATCGACCCGACGAAGTTCGTCAAGGCAACGTTCATCTGATCCGCTGACTGCTGCACCTAGGAGATCTGCACTATGGCGACGTTTACCCTCACCCACGGGACGAGGTACTCAAACTACGACGTAGTGCAGACTCTCCAGGCCAGCGAGATCGGCATTGGGCAATCCATCACAATCAGCGGCTCTACAGGCGGCTTCAACGGCACCCATACCGTCTTGGCCGTCCCGGTGTACGCGTTCCTCGGCATCGACGACGAAGGCGACTTCGTTTACGATTACGACGCCATCATCCCTAACCAGCTGCTCTTTAAGCACAACGGGGACGACCTAGAGCGCGGTGCAATAACTGGAACGCTGACCTGGACGGAAACGTGCTCCTGGATTGTCGCGGCAGACGTATTGAGTTGGCTTGGTATTTCCGTGGCTACCGCTAACGACACAGCCTTCGTTACGGTCTGCACGGAGGCCGCTAACGCATGGGCCTACAAGGCACGCAAAATGGCGGGTTACCAAGGTGAGTCGCTATCAAGCGTGCCAAGTAGTGCCGTCAAACTGGGAACGATCATGTACGCCGCCGCCCTGTACCGTGAACGCGGCTCCGTCGACTCGTTCGCATCGTTTCAGGACATGGGTTCACCAACCCCGGTCGGTTCAATGGGCCAAATTATGCGCCTGCTGGGCATCCGCAGAAGCCAGGTCGCCTAATGGCCGCCACAGGCATTTTTGCGGAGTCCCGCACCGCTGTAGTTAATGCTCTGACCGCGCTCGGCATCGCAGTAGTCACCGACCCACGCAACGCCCGACCGTTAACCGTCATGGTTAACCCGCCAACGTTTGACTCGTTCACATACAACGTCGGCGACATCCGTTTTGAGCTGCTAATCCTTGCCGCGCCCCCGGGCAACCAAGACGCCGAGGATTACCTCATCACCACCGCCGATCAAATCATGGCTTCAACCACACTCGCCGTTACCAACGGCAGGCCAATAGCTGTGACGGTCGGCGACCAACAAATTCCCGCTTATTCTTTGACAGTCGCAATAGCGGCAAGGAGAAACTAGAAATGGCAACTACCACGTTCCTCAGCAACGCGACCGTCAATTTGACTGTCGGCATGACCACCTACGACCTCAGCGACCAATGCACCGCCTGCACCATTACGGCAGCGTATGACTCGCTGGAAGTCACCGCTTTTGGCGACACGGCCCACAAGTTCACCAAGGGCCTCCAGAACGTCGAAGTCACCCTTACCCTGTTCAATAGCTACGGCTCAAACGAAGTCGAAGCCGCGCTTTACGACGCCGTAAACGTCGGAACCGCCACCCTGGTTATTTCGCCTTCCGGCACCACCGAGTCGGCCAGCAATCCAGAGTACACAATTACGGGCTGTATGCTCGCCAGCTTCACTCCGATTAACTCGACCGTGGGCGAGCTGAGCACCCAAGACGTCACCTTCACAGGAGGCACTTGGGCCCGCGACATCACTAACCCCTGATTTGACACTCCAACCGTGCTAGGAGAAACCCGATGAAACTGACCCTTAACGTCACCACAACCGATGACCGCTACGAAGTCACCACGACGTTTGCGAACATTATTGAGTGGGAACGCAAAACGAAACGCCAGGCATCCGACCTCGCCCGAGGCATCGGGTACGACGATCTGGCGTTTCTGGCGTGGGCAGCGTCAAAAACTGCAGGTATTACCGTGCCGCTCATGTACGACGATTTCGTTAAAAAAATCGTGGATCTGGACGTCACAAGCAACGAACCGCAAAACCCTACCCCGCCGGAAGCTGGAGTTACGGCCTAGCGCAACTGCTAACCGAAACTGGCTTCTGGCCCAACGAAATACCGTTTGAGTCCCGCGACCTCACAACGGTAATAAAAATCCTGAACGACCAACGGAAGGGGGAACACAATGCCCGCGCATTTCGCAGGTGAAATTAAAGGCGCAAAAGAGGCCATTAAAAGCCTTCGGCAGATTGACCCCGAGCTCCGCAAACAGTTCACAAAAGATGCCAAACTCATCGCTACCCCGATCATTAACGATGCCAAAAACGCGTACACGGAAACGTTGCTTTCTGGCATGGCGCGCACCTGGACACAAAACGGCACACCGAAATTTCCGTACAGCTCTGGGGCTGCCCGTCGCGGCTTGAAATTCAAGGTGGACACCAGCCGCAAAGCTGGCAGCGCCGTAAAGATCCAGCAAAAAGACCCGGCTGCCGCCATTATCGAAGTAGCGGGCAAAAAGCGTCCCAACAGGCTTGGC